CGCAAGGAGTCAAGCAACTGCTTTGTTTCTCCCTCGTATTCTGGTTCCCCTGTATCTGGAGAGATATTTGGTCGCTTCCCCGTGAACTGGTAGGTCATCACCACAAGCCCTGCGACGGTGTTTGTGTAGTCTGCGAGCTCTCGCGTAGGACAGGCATAATAAAACTCGCTCTTTGAAGAGTAAGTCGTGACTTTATCGCCAGGAGAGCAAGCTACTACAGAGCACGAGTTAGTTTCGGCATCTGAAGCGATAGCTGCCGAGCTGACAAACAGCGAAAGAAAAATCCATTTATTCATGGCTCACCCAAAGACAACCGAATAGATAACGAACAGGACAACGATCAGTGCTGAACCGGCAAAGATCATTACCACGCTGCTGCATGTGAAAACAAAAAGGCCTGTCAGTAAGTCGATGCCTGGCCCGGCCTTTTTTCTTCGTAGCTGCGGTCGAGCGACGGCCTCTTTTGGCTCTATCGCTCGCATCGAGCCGACATCCTGAATCCGGCCATTCACCCACTGGTACGTGCGCTGATTATTTGCCATGTGATCCACCACCACAAAGGGAATGTCATTATGACAGCAGAAGCCTATTCCGTCGCTGTCAAGCTATCGCTGATCAACCACGTCAGTGCCGGCATGGCCCTCATCAGCAAAAGCCTGGCTGGCGCTGGTCAGGATGTCGATAAGCTCAACGCAAAACTGGCCTCAATCGGCAAGCAGGCGGCCATCGGCGGGGCGATGGTTGCTGGCGGCCTGGGCCTGGCCGCGATGTTCAAGGCTCCGCTAGATGAGGCTAAGAAGTTCCAGACGGAAATGGCCAAGTTCTCGCTTTACGGTATGTCTGATTCAGTAAATGCCGAGTCGGAACGCTTCGTTAAGGGCATGAACTCCATCGGCACCAGCATCACCACCAACATGAAGCTCTTCACCGAGGCGCAAGGCGTGTTTCGGGAAAGCGGGTTGCCTGGTATGGAAGCGCTGGAAGGGGCCAAGATCGCCGCGCCGGTTCTGGCCAAGATAGCCTACGCGACGTCAGGCCTAAGCGAAGAATCGCAAGCTGTCATGAAAACCAGCAGCATGGCGATGATGCGCTACATCGAAGATTCAGGTGGCCTGAAGTCTCCGCAGCGCTTCAACGAATTGGCGGACGCCGGCTGGAAGATGACTCAGACTTCTGGCGGCTCAGTTAACTGGGAGCAGTTGCGTCAATTTAAGGCTCGCGGCGGTATTGCGGCCATGAATATGAGTGATGACGCGGTGGCCATGATGGAGCCGATTATCACCATGCTCAAGGGCCAGACAGCCGGCTTCTCGATTCGGACCGCCTACAACCGGCTGAATGGTATCGTCAAGATTCCCAATCAGGTCGCGCATGAACTTGTAGCCAATAAAATCTGGGACGAGAACAAGGTCATCTGGAACAAGCAGGGCGGTATCAAGGCGTTCAAAGGCAACCCGCTGATCGGCGCCGAGATGTTCAGCCAGAATCCAACAGAGTTTTACGAAAAAATCATCATGCCGATGCATAAGCGCATGGGTATCACTTCGGATTCCGCTATCGGACAATCGAACGCCATGCTGTTCGGGTCAACCGGCGGTGCGATGTTCACTCTGATCGACAAGAACATCGCGAAACTGCATCACTCGCTTGAAGCGCAACACAAAGCCCTTGGCATTGATGCCTCGGTCGAGAAGACCCAGAAAACCCTCGGCGGTAAAGAGGTCGAGCTGGCAGCCAAGTGGAAAGATTTGATGCTAGCACTGGGTGACAATGTGCTACCGCTGGCGATCAAGGCCGTCACTGCGCTGAACGTCGAAATTATCAAAATGACCGCCTGGGTCAACGCCAACCCTGAAAAGGTCAAGGCGCTGACCTACGCGCTGATGGGATTGTCGGCCTTCCTGATCACTGGTGGCCTGATCAATCTGATCATCGCTGCGGGGCGCGGCTTCTGGATGTTGGGCAAGGTGCTGATGTTTATGGGTGGCCCGCTTGTGCCCATTATGGCTAGATTTGGCACTTATCTCGTTCTGTTCGTGGTGGATGCCTTTAAAGCTGTCGGCATGTTCCTGACTTCTGGCTTCCTTCGCGGCATAGTCATGGCGTTCCTGTCTCCGCTGAAGCTTTTAGGGCAAGGAATCATGCTTCTTGGGCGCGCTATGCTGATGAACCCAATAGGCTTGGCGATCACACTGATCATTGCTGCTGGATTCCTTCTCTGGAACAACTGGAAGGAAATCAGTAGTGCTTTGAAACTCATGTGGAATGACATGAAGACGGGTTTCGTGCAGTTGTTTCAGGGAGATATCGGCGGCGCGTTCAAGTCATTCGCATTGGTCTTCCTGACCGGTTGGCAGACGATTTTCAACACGCTTATAGCAGGTGCGAACCTGATCCTTCCATCTTCGATGCAGTTGTCCAAGACTACTTTCGCTGACGATTTCCGTGGCAGCGGCGACAAGAAGGCTGCGTGGTCGCCACTTATTGCTCCGGTTCCGGGCAAGTCTGGCGCCGATGCGCCTCAGCCGATCAATCTCTACATCGACGGCAAGCAGGTCAGCGACGTGGTGATCCAGCGCATGGCGAAGGAAGCCGCCAAACCAAGGACAGGAACGCAGGGCTTCGACCCAAACCGCAGCATGCTGATGCCAGGAACCCCGAGCGCAGCCTATCCAAGGGGATAAACGATGAGCTTTACGAGCTTCCTGGACAATTTCGCTCCGGGCGGGGACCCGTTTGCCACCCGTTTGATCGTTGGCGACTTTGAGTTCTCCGGACTGGAGGTTCCAGAGTCGGTGACGATCGGTGCCAAGCAGCAGTTGGTGGTGCACAAACTGGTCGGTGGCAAGCGGATCGTTGATGTCCTTGGTCTGGACTACAAGAACATCCGCTGGTCCGGCTGGATGACCGGCGCGACCGCTGGGGATCGGGTAATCGAACTCGAAACCCTTCGGGACGCCGGCTTGCCTCTCAGCTTCAATATGGACGGCTACTACTTCAGCGTCATGATTGAGGACTTCGAGGCGAGGTTCGAACACGTTTATCGGCGCTACTACAGCATTGATCTTCTGGTCGTTTCTCGCCTCGATGCGCCGGTCACCGAAAACGCGCTGGCCGGCACCCTCGACAACCTGATCAACAGCGACGTGAGCGAATCGCTCGGCCTCGCCAGCATCATCAACTCGGACGCTGTGACCAGCAGCATCAACACCGTCAAGGACGCCGTGTCGCAGGTGCAGGGCTTTGCCAATGCCACCATCGACACGGTGCAGACGGTGATTCGCCCTCTGGTAGCCGCGCAGGCAGTTGTGCAGTCGACGATTGCCCAGGTCGGCGCGTCAGTGAACGACATCACCACGCTCGGCGGCCTGATCCCCGGTAACCCAGTATCGACCGCAGCAAACAACGTGCTTCGCCAAGGCGCTGCACTGACTCAGCTCGCGCCCCTGTATCAGATGCAGAGCGTCTTGGAGCGGATGCAGAAGAACGTGCTCGCCGGCCCGCTGGCGAACGGCACCTCCAGTGTCACGACCAGCAACTCGACCCTTCAGAAAGTCGCAGCAGACAGCTACGGCGACCAGTCGCGATGGACGGAAATCGCTGCGGCAAACAGCATTGTCGATCCTCAACTCGACGGCATCCAGACGATCAAAATCCCAGTAGGTGAATAGATGGACCTGAATACGGCCGAGACAGAGCAAATCGTCCGGCAGGTAGTCGGCCGTCTGCTGCTCAACGGGGTAGAGGTTCCGTTTGTGTCATGCGAGATCGACAGCAACGCCTTTTACTCGGCGGACACGTTCTCTGTGGTGTTTGCGCGGACTGAAATGCCGCCGCCGTACAACACTGTGCAGTGGTGGGGCGCGCAAACATCGATCGAGGTTTCAATTTCCATCGGTTTGTTGGGCCAAGGTGTTGAGGATTGGCGCGAGCTGATCGTCGGCACCGTGGACAGACTCAATATTCATATGAGCAAGTTCGAGGTAAGCCTCGACGGCCGCGACTACACCAGCAAGTTCATCGATACGAAGACCAACGAGAAATTCGCCAACATGACCACCAGTCAGGTGGCCACGCTGCTGGCGAATCGGCGCGGACTGAAACCAGTTGTCACTGCGACCACAACTCAGGTCGGCGGAATCACCAAATGGGACCACGCGCACGTCACTGACGAGCGCACAGAGTGGGACCTGTTGGCGTACTTCGCCGGGCTGGACGGATTTCAGGTCTATGTGATCGGCAACGAACTGCATTACGAGCCTGCCCTGAACCCTGACACCACTGATCAGTACCTGATCAAGTGGGTAGAGCCTGGCGCATTGGCCTATCCGCAGTGCAACACCTCTGATGATCTGGCCTTTGAGCGAGATCTGACCTTGGCGAAGGGTGTGACAGTGCAGGTGCTGTCGTGGAATGACGGCAAGACAGTCAAAGCCACGTACCCGACCAACTCTGCGAAAGGCATCTCGCCCGGGCAGGCGACGGCCAAGCGGCAGGTCTACGAGATCAAGCGCAACGGCCTCGACCAGAACGCGGCGCAGCAACTGGCGCAGAAGATCCACAAACAGATCACCGACCACGAAATGCGCGTGTCCGGATCACTGCCGGGCGACAACTCGCTGATGCCGAACACAATCGTGCGCGTTGAGGGTACTGGCTCAGGGTTTGACCAGCTCTATTACGTCGACTCTGTGCGCAGATCTTTGAGCTTCGAGTCTGGCTACAAGATGAGCCTGACGGCCAAGAATCATAACCCCAACTCAATGGTGCAGCCGTGAGCCTCCAACAACTGACGAATGCACTACACCAGACCCAGACGACTGACGCAACCGGGTCGCGCTCTGGAACTATCACCAGCTATGACAAGGACAACGGCGTCGTCAAGGTTGCTATTCAGCCTGAAGGCCGTGAAACCAATTGGCTAAAACTGGATTGCCCAGCCGTCGGTAATGGCTGGGGGGTTCAATTCGGTCCGCAGATCGGCGATGAGGTCACTGTCGAGTTCGATTCATTCGATCCCAACAGTGGAAGGGTAACGGCGCGCCACACGAATAGCTTGAATCTCGCAATGCCAGTCCCGTCCGGCGAAATCTGGATGGTTCACAAGTCTGGCGCGTTGCTCAAGTTCAACACGGACGGGACCGTCTCGCTGCATTCAGGGGTCGCAATCAACTACGACGCCCCAGCGCACCACTTCACCGGCGGCCCAGTCACGATGGACCACACGCTGACAGTTACTGACAGCACAGGTGTTGTAGTGACTGGTGGCGATGTCAAGGCCGACACCATCAGCCTAAAAACTCACCGCACAAGCGGCGTCACCGCTGGTGGCGGGACTTCTTCGGTGCCAATCCCATGAAAGACCTGAACCACTACCCCGGAGACGATCTTTCACTGTCCCCGACCGGAAGCTTGTCGCCGGTCGAGGGCATGGAGAGAGGCAAGCAAAGGATTCTGCGCAGATTGATCACCAACCCAGGCGATTACCTGTTTCATCCTGAATATGGGGCAGGGCTTGGCCGCTACGTCGGCGCCCTGATGAATATTCCGGAAATCATCGCGAATATCAGAGGGCAGATATTGCTTGAGGATTGCGTGGCTAAGAAGCCCGCGCCAGTGATTTCTGTCACACCATCAAACGACACCATTTCCGTCAATATCAGTTACACCGACTCCCCGCTTGGAGAGCCGGTGACGCTTTCGTTCGAGGTAAATCGCTGATATGGCATCTCTCAACGTCAAGGACTTCACCACGCTGGTGCGTGATCAGGTGACAGCCATTCAGGGGCGTTCCGCTGGGCTGGTGGATTTCACCATAGGCTCTCTGCTGCGGGCGATCACAGAAAGCAATGCCAGTGTCCTCCAATGGCTCCAGCAGTTGATTGTTACGCTGCTGGCCACCACGCGCGCATCGACGTCATCCGGCGCAGATCTCGATTCTTGGATGGCTGATTTCGGCTTTTATCGCCTGTCTGCAAGCTTTGCCACTGGCAGCGTAACCTTTTCAAGATTCACGCCGACCAACTCTGCATTGATCCCGATCGGCGCGCTGGTTGGTTCGACCGATGGCTCGCAGCAGTATTCGGTGACCATCGATACTACGAACGTGCTCTATAACGCCACGCTCGGCGGTTATCTGGTGCCGGGTGGCACCGCATCGGTCACTGTGCCGGTGATTGCCAGTACCGCAGGTGCTGCTGGGAACGCTTTGATCGGGACTGTAACTGTCATCGTCGGATCCATCAGCGGCATTGATACCGTGAATAACTCTGCGGTATTCACCAATGGTGTTGATCCAGAGACGGACGAAGCATTCCGGGCAAGGTTCGTGCTCTGGGTTCAGTCCTTGTCGAAGGCAACGAAGGCAGCCATTCAATATGCGCTTTCCTCGATGCAGCAGGGCGTCTCCTACACGCTGACAGAGAACCAAGACTACAGCGGCAACACTCTGTATGGCTACTTCTATGCAGTCGTTGATGACGGCAGTGGGGCGCCTTCAGGATCGTTTTTGGTGAATGCTGCCGCCGCCATTGAGCCGGCTCGAGGCTTCACGACCCGATACGGCGTTTTCGGCCCGGTTCTGGTGACCGCTAACGTCGGGATGACCATCACCACCGATGCTACGGTCACCCACAGCGTCGTTGTGGCGCAGGTCACCATGGCGATTCAGGCTTATATCGCCGGGCTGAAGCTTGGTCAGATCTTGCCTTTCACACAGCTGGCAGCTATTGCCTACTCGGTCAGCCCGTCCATCACCAACGTCTCCGGCGTACTGCTCAATGGCAGTACCGCCGATCTCGCGTCGACAAATAAACAGGTCATCAGACCAGGCACAGTGACGGTGGCTTAAATGAGTGTTGGCGATCAGACAGACATGTTCGGCCGGCTCAAGAACCTCTTACCGCTGGGCTGGTTCGGCGACAACAACCCGATCAGGGACGCGCTTCTGTGGGGATATGCCCAAGCGCTCTCATGGGGGTTCACCCTTTATCTCTACGCCAAGGACCAGACGCGAATCAAAACAGCCACTGATGGCTGGCTTGACCTGATTGGGCTGGACTTCTTCGGCAACAACCTGATTCGGTTCTCGACCCAGCTCGATCCGAGCTATCGAAACCGCATCTTGATCAACATCTTCCGCGAGCGCGCTACTCGGCGCGGCATGAGTCAAGTGCTGTTCGACCTCACTGGGCGCTATCCGCTGATCATCGAACCAGCAAAGCCTGACGATTGCGGGTGCCTTGGGCTGACGCTTGGCCTTGGTATCGCAGGGCCGCTCGGCTCCACGAGCTGTCCTTATCAGGCATTCGTGACCGCCTACAGACCTACAGGCAGCGGAGCGGCCAATTGGCCGGGTATCCATACGAATTGGTTTGGTCTTTCAGTCACTAGCGGACTGGTCCCAAGCACGCAGCTTTCCCCCGCAGTATCCGACGCCGACATTGTGGCCGCTATCGAAGCCACAAAGATGTACGGGTCAACGATCTGGTATCGGATCACCAACTGAAACCACTCATTCAACTCTATGCCCGACTTGTGCGGGCTTTTTTTTGGGGATTCCATGGACAGACAGATTGTTTACCCGGGCCAGATCCTGCCGGAAACCAGCCTTCTTCAGATGACGAAGGACTCCATGATCGGAGCGGCCAAGCTTGCTTCTGCGCTGCTCGGAACCAGTACCATGGCGACCGGTTTTGCGGTAACGCCAACAGGCCCGGCATCCCTACAGGTTCTGTGCGCTCCGGGCGAGATCTATAGCCTTACCGCCATCGACGCTTTGGCATTTTCGACTCTGCCGGCCGATACCACCCACTCGATTCTCAAGCAGGGGATCATGCTGGACGGCGTTACTCTGAGCTGTGCGGCCCCAGGCACGACTGGGCAGTCGATCAACTACCTCGTTCAGGTCACGTACCAGGATTCTGACTCGACGCCCGTACTGCTGCCTTATTACAACAGCGCCAACCCGTCTATGCCATACAGCGGCATGGGCAATAACGGCCAGACCCAAAATACCGCGCGCAAAGGGATTGCTGTCGTAGCAGTGAAGGCGGGCGCTTCCGCAGCCACCGGCACTCAAGTCACTCCCTCTCCTGATGCCGGTTACATCGGCCTGTACGTGGTTACCGTAGCTTTCGGACAGACCACCATCACGTCCGGGAACATCACCACTGCAACGAATGCTCCGCTGATCAACAGCACGCTCCACGGCTTGACCCCGGTGTTCTCCGTGAACCCGTCTGTTCCTGTCGCGACTGTTGCCGCTCACGCCGTGACCTTCGGACAGATCTCTGGTCTTGTAGGCTCGGTGCGAAACCTTCGCTGCTCGGTCGCCGCCACTTCGGCATCAGCAACATTCACTGCTGACGAGATCATCGTTGAGTCTGCGCTGGGCGGGCTGCGTTACTGCCTGTCGTCCTTCAACAAGACGATCAACCTCGGAGGCGCCGGCGCCGGCGGCATTGATACCGGCACGGCTACCGCGAACGGATTCGTCGGCATTTACGCGATCTACAACCCGACCACGCAAGTGTCGGCTCTGCTTGCCACCATGGAAGCATCTGCGGTTCTGCCAAGTGTCTATGGTGGGGCGAATATGCCGGCCGGATATACGGCCTCGGCCCTGATCTCCGTTGCGCCGATCAGCGCTACGGCTGGTCAGTTTGCACAGTTCTTCCAGTTGGATCGCTCCGTTGACTACAGTGGCGCTGGTATTTTGACCGGCTCCACCTTCGTGGGTGGCCCTACTGCAAGGCCATCGACCGCTTTCCCATATTCTGCAAAATTCGTGAGCGGTTTTAACCAGGTTGGCAACTCAGCCGTGTCAGCAGTATCGCAGATCATCACATCTACGATTGTTGGCACTCTTGGCGGTCAATTCAACACCTGCAACTTGACTGCTGGCAGTTCGCAGGCGGTTCCTTTCAGGGTTGCCATTTCTACGCCGCAGAATGTGTATCAAACCACCACAAGCACCGCAGGGACTGCTAGCTTCACCATCAATGCTAAAAACTATGAATTCTGAGGTGGCCCATGATTGCTGAGTTTGAAGACGCATCTATGGCTCGCATTACGGGGGTATTCAGCTCCCCACAGCCGATCGAATATGTCCCGTTTCAGGGGGAGATTTTTGCCGATGACCCTAGGTACAAGGTCTGGTGGGACTCTCTTCCAGCAGGGACAATTACAGGAAACCTGCCGCATCCCGAGTGAAGCATTCTTGATGCTTTAAGCCTCTAGAAATGATATAAGCTCCATAGAAAGCATGGAGCCTATATTTTGTTGTCGCTATATAAATCTAGAGAAGAATCGCTTGACGCATTGCGTGGAGTTGCGGCACTTGCTGTGGTTGTGGCGCATACAACTATAGCCGGGCTATATAATGTAGAGCCATTATGGTCGTGGCTAAAGTGGTCTCCTTTAAAGATACTTTGGTCTGGCCACCAGGCTGTAATACTGTTCTTTGTTCTTAGTGGATTTGCTCTTGTTAGAATGTGGCAGGGAATTAAAAATAATCGATATGATGCATATTTTGTATCTAGAGTTGTAAGGTTGTTTCCGCCATATATTGCATCAGTTGTTGTAGCGTTTTTTGTCTATGTTGCGGTCTCTGGTGTCGTCGACTGGGATAAAGGATGGATGGGCGTTCCAAAGCCCGATTTTAGTTTAGGTGGATTGTTTAATCATCTGTTGATGATTGGTCACTTCAATACCTCGGAGGTGAACCCTCCTATTTGGTCTATTGTGCATGAGATGCGTATATCCATCGCCTTCCCATTGATTTATTTTCTCGTTTCTAGGTTTGGTGCATCGGCTGTAAGTGGATTCTATGTGTTGTCAGCATGGATCGGCTGGGCAATGCTTGGGAACGTGCAGCTCTCTGCGGTTCAAGGTGATCTGATACAGACGCTTCACTATTCAACGTTCTTCGCTACAGGAGCATTTATAGCGTTGCGGCAAGACTTATTGAGCGGAATGTTCGTTAGAATTGTATCAGCACCAAGAATCGCGCTTTGGTTTTTGGCATTGATGCTATATGCATATCCATTTGATAATCCGTGGAATCTCGGTTATCGAGCATTTGGAGATTTGGCTATAGGTCTCGGATCGGCATTTATTGTATGTCTTGCGCTTACCATGAAATCTGAGGCGCTTGTTAAGCTAGGCGGTTACCTTGGCAAGGTATCTTATAGTCTTTACCTGAACCACATACTGGCTCTGAATCTTTCACTATTGTTTGTGTATCGATCTTTTGGCGCTACAGCTGTTTGGGTGGTGACGATTGCAGGGGCTTTGCTCTTGTCATCGTTGATGCACAAGTTTGTAGAGATGCCATCAATCTCCGCTTCGAGATACCTGAGAAATAAAATTATGTTCGGCTCTAGATCTTCAGCGTAGTAGTAATTTTAATATTTAAATCGACCCGCTTCGGCGGGTTTTTATTGCCTGGAGAAAAGTATGCCAATCACCGCGCAGCAATTGCTGCAGATCCTTCCGAACGCCGGCAAACAAGCCGGCGTTTTCATGCCCGGAGTTTGACAAATGCGCATTTCACAAAATGGCATCTCTGTACTGAAGCACTTCGAAAGCTGCTCGCTATCGGCTTACCCAGATCCAGCCACCGGTGGTGCACCATGGACGATTGGCTGGGGACATACCGGGCCGGAAGTCGTGCGCGGCCTCGTTTGGACTCAGGCCAAGGCAGACGCTCAGTTACTGAATGACCTCGCATCGCGAGAGATGGCAGTTTCCTGCGCGGTGACCACCAGTATCAATCAAGGACAGTTCGACGCGTTGGTTGATTTTGCCTACAACCTGGGCATTGGCAATTTTCAACATTCCACGCTGCTCCGACTGATCAACGCCGGCGATATGGACGGCGCCTTTGCACAGTTCGCACGCTGGAATCGGGCAGCAGGTGTTCCGATGCGAGGTCTGACCCGGCGTCGTGCCGCTGATGCCGCGCTGTTCGCCGGGAAGACCGGAACCCAAGCGATCGCCATCGGAGTGGCTGCCGCATAAGCCCGCTGCATCAACCTCTGTTCACCCCAAACCCATCAGGTACATCATCATGAAATCAGCTCTCTTCGCTGGGTCGCTTTTTGCTGCCTGTATTTTGTCCGCTTGCTCCGCCATTCCGCAGGGCACTACACCTCTGCCGCAGATCGTGACTGGTTACTGCGCACTGCCTGTTCCAGATCGCGCACTGAACCGCGCTGTCATCAACAGCCTGCTGCTGCCGAACTCGGTGGCGATCACTTGCGCCGCGGACAGCGGGAAATGAGCGATGTAGGTGGCGCCTTGGCCTATCCCTATATCGGCAACGGGCCGGGGCAGTTCTCCCTGATCCCATTGCTGCGCCCGTACAAGGTCGGAGAGTGGGTTGTCATGGAAGACTTCGGCTACCTGCGCAAGGACGGAAGCTACCAGCATGTACCGAAGTATTTTATCACTGACCTTGCTTCGATCCCGTGGCTTGCTGAGCCGATGTTCAACAGCACTGACAGCCGCCTGCCGGGGATCGTCCACGATGCCAGCTACTGCTTCAATCAACAGCCCAAGGCGTGGTGCGACAGCATGCTCTACGAAATGCTGCAGGTAACCGGCGCGCCTCTGATCCAGAGCCATCTGATTTATGCAGGTGTTCGGATCGGTGGCGCATCACGTTATGCGGCCTGCAAGGGCGGACCGAAGAATGAAGACTTCGCCTGGGAGCTGATGGGGGGCGATGAGGTGGCGCTGTACAAGAGCGCCTATCACTTAAGCTGATCGCAAAGGTCAGCACGTGCTGAAAAGTACACTGAATAGCACATCGGATTCTTCATTCATTTCCAAAGCCCAGTATCTACTGGGGATTTCGCGCTCAGTTTGGTTCAGGGACCATGACGCGCACTGAGACTGCGTCAGAAGTGTGATCGGGTTGGCAGTTGCCGGGACAGCAGGTCGGCGCAGGCTCATCTATGCTCAACGGGTCGACCGACTCATCGCCTGCGAGGCGTGCGCCCATGCTAGCCATTGCCGACATTTGCCGGATAGTCGAATCCGGCTTTCCGCCACTTGAGTGCGAATGCACCCAAGTGGAGCAGGGACTGTTGCGGATCAAGGTTTACGAACCAGACTCCGGACGGGTCGAGTTGTTGCTCAATGGTGTGTCGCCGGAACACCTGGTGACGATCCGCGATATTTCCAACTTCATCGGCGAATTGCGCACGGAAATGAGCGCCGGACGCCGAGCGTTCGCCGGTTGAAACCTCACAAACGCCGCTGAAATGCCTGCACGATGCGCAGCGTTGCGTCGCTGGTGGGCAGATTCTGCACGGCATCCAGCGGATGCCAGATGCATTCGGTGATCTCGTTTTGCGGGCGCAATTGCTCAAGGTCCGGCACCGAGGCCTCGTAGACATGATGCTGGGTGCTGCCGCTCTGCAACTCCATCAAGTACAACATCTGCTCGGCAGCCAGTGCGGTTTCTTCCTGCAGCTCGCGCGTTGCCGCCCCGACTTTGGTTTCTCCG